GCCTGATCCTGGTTCTGGTGTCTCTTCCCTTATACTTGATGAGCCCGTCTGGGTTGATCTCTGATGCAACAGACCAATTCCATCCAGTTTTGGCTTCAGCGGGGATCACGAAGGTTCGCCCGCCTCTAAGTTGTATTGGCACCTCGATACAGTGGAGCAGATAGGGCAGGATACGATCCTCATTATGTTGGGGATATTGGACAAGAATAGCATCGTGGACTTGAAGAAGTAGTTGACACTGGTTGGCGCGCCACACTTGGAGCATTCCACGGTTGAGGATGTCACCGACAGAGCCTTGTGGGTCATAGGCTATAGCCTCCCTAATAGTAGCATCATCATCGCGCCGGCCAAAAAACCACCGGCGCCGACCAGTAAGAGTAGTGAGGCATCCTTGAGTGCGCAGAGTCTGTGCAACTCGCTGATGCCATCGCTGATGGGCGGGGAAGGCTCGGAAGTAGGCAGACTGAAACTCGGCAACGGTGGCAGTGTCGGTATGGGTCTGCTTAGACATGGTGAAGGGCTTGCCCCCGTAGTTGGTCCCGTGCCCCAGCTTCTTGGCCATATCACGATAGCTGTGCCCTCTATAGAATGGTCGTTCGGCGGTGATGCGGTCAGTTTTGAAATCTCCTGTCCATGGTAGGTTGGGCCACGCGAGGCGGCAGACAGCGGTGTGAAGGTCGCCAGATTCGCAGGCATCAAGGTAGCGGCTGTCATCGAAGAGGTTGTACTCGATGGCTCCAACCAGTCTACTCTCAGCTTGCTCAAGATCGATGTAGGCCAGCTTCATTCCGGGGTCAGCGACGAAAATCGATCGGAGAAGTTCTTCAATATTTTGGAGATTAGTTCCAGTTCCGTAGTCAGACAAACTCGAAGAGAATCGGCCAGTTGTGGTGCCGGCGATGTTGTAACTCGTTCGCATTCGGCCATCAGAATCAATACCCGTTTGGAGAACTCCAACCTTTTTTGTAAGTTCTCTAAGCCGGAGTACGTGACTAACGATAGGTTGAGCATAGAAGTGGACGGAGAGCTGTTCAAGGGTATCTCGATCAACGACAGGACCCCATTGCCTAGTGGTTTTGCTTTGCTTCTTGAGAGGAGGGATTCCAAGCACATCATGTAGGAGTCTTTTAAGTTGGGTGGGACTGCTCCATAGGAAGTCATCAAGGCCAATACCTTCCCTGACAATGCGCGTGAGGCTGTTGGAGAGGCGGGCAATGGTGGCTTTGTACTGGCGGGTGACTTCATCTCGGTGCTCCTGATCGATGAGGACGCCCCGCAGTTTCATCTCCAGGGCAGGGGCTTGCAGGCTCAGACTGAAATCATAGGTGGCTTGGGTGGTCTCATCTAATTGTGGCAGCAATGCGCCCAGCACCTCAGCTGTAACACAACAATCCAGACCGTTGTAGATCCAAAGTTTCTCTTCCTCACTCATTGAGGCAAGGCCCTTGAGACTTGCGGTGTGGATAGCCCTCATTACTCATCCCTCTTGATGGTGGTTTTGCCGCGCTGTCGCATGAGTTTCCAGGATGCCTCATTGGTGTAGAGGGAGCCGAGGAATCCTAAGCTCTTTTCCGATTCTGGTTGGAGGGCGTGGTGGAGGAGCATGGTGTCGTGCTGGTAGTTAGTCACTGTAATACCGTAGGATCTCCATAGGAAACTGATATCGTATAAACCGTTCTGTGCTGACTTGGGTTGGTCGCTATTGAGCACGTCACGTACATAGTCCCAGGCTCGGATTTCATCTGTTGCAGATGACCAATAACTGCCTGTTGCTGTTCTGGTGTCAGTGAAGGGAACAACAAGAGCTGATTGATGGTCTGGAGCAAATCCAATGCACGTGATCTGTTGCCCACTGGTTTCAATATCAAAGGTGATCTGGCGGGCGGGTTTGAGGTGTTGCTCACGGTACCACTCCAGGTCGCGCAGGGAGGGTTCGATGTAGATAGTCCGCTGGGGGCGCCGCAGCTCTGGGAAGGTGGCTTCGTGGCGGGCCTTCTTGAGGTCTAGGACGGTTACGGGGCGGAGTGAATAGTTACGAAGGATTGCGGCGGGATGGTAAGCCGGCAGACACTTGAGATTGTGGACGATAGGGGATAGACAAACCGCTCCTCGGACACTTGTGATTCGATAGTGACCGAGTAATGCCCAAGTGGCAGTTCCCCCCAGCAGCACTGCGAGGTTGGGTTTGAGATCTCGCAGCTCTTGAAGGAGTCGAGCGACCTCACTGTGATATTCTGGCTTGAGGTAGCCGGCGGGGCAGAGGCGGGGGAAGCCGCCGGTCTGTTCGAGACTGCAGAGGTTGGAGATGTCATTTGTGGGCCTCGGGCGGAGGTTGAAGACGTTGGTGATGTAGCACTCATTGCGTCTAATCCCTGCTTCCTGGAGCATCTTGTCGAGGAGCCAGCCGGCTGGACCGACGAAGGGTTTGTGAACTCGTTCCTCCTGCTCACCCCAGGCTTCGCCAATGATGCAAATTTCCACGAACTATACCTCCCCGAAAGATATGGTTCTTTCTCGTCACCCCACCCACCACACTCGCCCAGAGGAAGATGGGTGGGGGCTTCGAGGGCGAGAGGCGACAGGGGGACCATGACCTCTCGCCCGAAGATGGTCAGGCGTGGGCGGTGGCTGTGACCTGGGTGAAGACGCGGCCATCATTCCCTCGGCCAGGCTGGTGGGTCAGGGTCACCATGACTTGCTTGTTGGGGGTCTCGGAGATGGCCTCCCGGACATTCTTGGCCTCGATGCCGAGGTGGTCGCGCAGAAAGATCTTGAGCTGGTAGAGGTTGTCCTGGGGGATCCACTTGGTGATGTTGAATTTCATATCACTGAGGCTGCGGCCATTGAGAGCCTCGGCCAAGTCCATATGAAGGTGGGAGTCAATGTCCACCAACTGGAGGAGTTTGATGGGCCAGACGAGGCAGGGCATATCTTTGGGACCCAGATGGGTGTGTTCGGGGAGGCCGGTGATGGTTGCGAGGTAGTTGCCTGGCGGGATCGGTTTGGGGGGCCTAACGGTGTCGAGGTCGGTGTTGAGGATGGATTCGAATGAATTTATATCAGACATGCTTCATCTCCAGGTTAGAGGGCTTCGAGGGCGTCGACTGCGGTTTGGGCATTGGCGATGCGACCTTCAAGAAGTTCAAGGTCATCAGTCAGTTCTTCAAGCACTTGCGGGGGTACGTGAGAGTCGAGCTTGGACCGCTCTGACTCAAGGGCGGCCTTCTCATCTTCCAACTCAGCGACATATTTATCTAACATGATGATGACGCTGTCGAGCAGGAACTTGTCAAGTCCCATTGCGGATTACTCCTTTAGGGTGCGGAAGAAGGTCGCCAGTCCTGTCTCAATAGGCAGGACCGGTAGCATCTTAAAGGCCGCAGGATTCTTCAGGTCGACGAGGGCAGTCGGAGTGGTCTGGATGATCCGCTTACCACTGGCGATGTGGGTCAGGGCCATATTCTCAAAGTAGGCCGGAATGGTGGAATTCAGGGCGGAGCCGATCGAGGTCGGGAACCCTTTCATGGTCCCATCGGGCCGAGATTGCCAATCCACATGCGCCGTGACAATGACGTTAGTGCGGAAGGAGTCACTGGTGATCATCTGGACCAGGCCCTCCATGACCTGTTGGGCCGCATAGTACCACTGTCGCTGCTCCTTGGAGCCAGGATTCATGCTGCGGGCCCAATTGAAGGCCGCATCCCCACAGAACGTGAGACTATCCAGCACCAGGATATGGTGAGGTCCCCACTCGCGGGGAATCGATCCATCGGACCACTTGTCCAGAAGTGAGATGCCCCGCGTGAAGGCCCGAGGAACACCAGCGGGGGCTGGACCCATTGATGTGGGCCGAAGTTCGTCGCGTAGGGGTTCATAGTCAATGTGCCCGATGAGGTCAGGACAATCACGCTGGACCACAATGGGGAGAATGCCGCCGGCAATCTTGTTGTCAAAGTCGAGAACATGCAGATGGTATCCTTCCTTGACTAGCGAAGCTAGGGCACCAGTCTTGCCGGTGCCACTGTCTCCGAGGAGGAGGAGTTTGACGATGGTGGCGGAGCTAGGCG